AAGAAAATACCGCTCTGAGTAATAATATCAATCTCGAACGGCGCTAGAACAAACTCAAACATATACCGGATTTCCATGTTTCCTAAGTCGTTGACGTATGCCCGTCCGCGCCCTGCCATCCAATCCATGAGCAAGGTGTTGATGGAATAGGAACTTGCCCGCGAAATGTTGCTCAGAGCTTTGAGTAGAATCAACTCCAAATACTGTGCGTCGGTCAGAACCGTTGCGGGATTCGTGGGGATGATTCTTGACACTCCAACCACGCTCCCCCATATATCAAGCCCAAAACCTTGCGCTGTGTCTACCTGCCAAACGTGCGTAAGGAAGTTGTCAATGTCGGAAGAGGGGTCAACCGCTGCGTTAAACGATTCGATGAGCGCAAGGATCGTCGGAGAATTTCCGAATTGCGATATTATCGTTTTTTCGTAATTCGTCATATTGCCGCCACCACCACGTTCGACACGTCCAGCGTGGGAGCCTGGTCAATCCCCATTGTCACATCGTTAAGCGTAGCGGGGCCAGAGAGGCCCACAAGGATGCTGACAAGAGACACGCCGGGAACCGCTGCAAATATGGCTCCCGTGTAACTCAGCGCCAGAATCATTGAAGCGATTCCGGCAGGCGTGTTGCCGTTCTCTCCGTTAAACTGAGCGACAATCGCATTCTTAATCAGCGTCGCATAGTCTGACGGCAACGATGCGGCATTGGTGACGGTGACTGCGAAATATAGAGGCGTGCCCGTTGGGATGTTGAACGTCACCGGGTAGGCTGGCTGCGGGGCTGCGTATCGGGTATCGTAGACGGTTTCTGTCGTGTTCCCGTTGTAGTTGCAGCCGCCGTCTTTTGCGTTCCAGATTGCTTGTGCGATTGCGCTGGCCGAGCCGCCAACGACCGCAACATAAATCGAGTGCGGGGCAAGGGGGTAATTTGTCGATCCATAGTCCACCGTGTTCCCTGAAGGGTTGTCAATCACATAGCAGTCGAGAACGCCCGCGACGGCATAGACGTTGGCGAAAATGGCATCTGTCGTCCCATGGCTGTTGAGTGCCACTGAGTTCTGCCGGCGCAACTCGAAAGCCTGAGAGCTTTCCACGTCTGAGCCTAGAATCCCCGCTGAGGCGTTTGTTACCGTATCCCAGCCCGGAACTGTCTGGTATAGCTGCGTAAGCGCGCCTACGGGGCAAGGAATTGGCCCTGTGGCCACATTAGCGAACTCTGCCGGAACTGTTCCGTCCATCCCGATGTTCACAGAGCCAAGAAGCTGATAGACGTTCTGAGAAGTGTCGAGAGCAAGAACGCCAGCCGGGATATAGCTGCGCGGAATTCCCCCGATAGTCGCAATCACGACGGTAGAAGAGGCCGCATTGCGCGTCATAAAGTAAAAGCGTCCTATTGCGTCCTGAAATCGCCCCTCAGCGTATTGCGGATCGATCTGGTTTACAACGTAGGCTATGGCGCTGTTCTTGTCTGAGATGATTGCCGAGTTGCTAGAGGCAATCTGTCCTTGAGGCGTGGAGAGCGAAGGATTTACGCCCCCGCCAAAAGCATTATTGATGTCTGACTGCTCACCGGCAAGGATCGCCGCATCAGTCGGTAGAACGACACCCTCTGGCGTCCATATTATCGGCGGTACGCTTGTGCTCATCAGATATTCACCGTAATGCTAGTCCCGTCCGTGGTTGTGAACTGCACCTGGCCGCTGACCTCGCGGCCCGCAATCGAAGTAATGATCATGTTCGCTGTAGCCACTCCGGGAACGGTCAGCGCCGCGTTATTCAATGCCGTTGTGACCTGTGATGACGTGGGATTCTGGCCTAGAAGTTGATGCCAATAGGCCACACCTTGGCTCTGGTCGTACCACAATTCTCCCAAAAATAGCCGAATCGCACTCGCAACGTCTTGCGCTACAGCGTAAGGTGGAGCCGCAAGCGCAATGTCGCCGTTGGAGTCAAGGACTAAATCCCAGGCTTTGATGTCCAAAAGCAGCGTATTGGCTGGCGAACCCATAAAGCTATTATGCCTCTATCCTTTCCTACGCACAATCACACACCGCTGAGATACAAACAAATTGCTGTCCCGATGATTCCGCCGTTGGATGCCACAAGATAAATGTCCGTTGCATCAAAGCCGATTGGCGATTGCAGCCATATTCGATCATCTGTAGTGCTGGTCCCTGTCGTAGCCATCTGTACAGACACGGCCAGCGGAGCAACAGAGAGGCCATGCGCCACGGTGAACTTCCCTCCCGCAGTGGGAGCCAGTGCCACGTTTGCAACTGATAACGTGCTACCGATTGGCTTCCATCCCGTGCCAATTCCAATGCCGCTCCCAGTCCCTACAAAAACCTCATTCGTGTCTGTGGTGTACGCCAGAATACCGACCTTGCCAACCGAGGAAAGCAACGCCAGATTCGCCCGCGTTCCTTGCAAAAGTTTGTATGGAGATGGCATTAGAAAGTACCTCCATTGAGAGGCGCGATGCTCACGTCAGAGCCTGTGATGGCGACCACACCTGTTGCCGTTATATTGGCAGCCCCGGCGATGTTTGCAGTCAACGTCGGGGCAGTGATTGAAACCTCTCCCGACTCCATAATCTCAACCGAAGAGGCGCCTACTGATATTCTCAGATTGGCTGGAGAAGTGATTGCAATCCCGGTTTCCGAGAACTGAATATACTGAGTTGGAACTCCGTTGAGCAACCCGCCAATATACATCCCATCCGAGAAATCATGCGTCCTGAAACTGCCGGGGTTCGCCTGCGCTTTCGTGCTTTTGACGTTCGTGATGTCTCGGCTGGCAAATACCGCGATCCCAATATCTCCCGGCTGCGGATCAATGATGATTGCGTTAGCCCCACCTTGAACTCGCAGGTATGGAAGCCCGGACATCGTCAGGTGCGGAGTGCCTACCATCTGCCCGCCCGCGCCGATGCTTACCTGATTCGCCAAAATCTGTACATCGACTGTTCCGACTGGAGAAAGCCCACCATCATTTGAGCAAGCAATCACCTTGACGATTGTCGCCGTCTGCACGTTTGCGAGAGCTTGCTCTACGACAAAACGGAGATTGTTATAGACTCCCCATAGACTTGAAGGGCGCAACATACCAAGAGGATTGAATGAACTCATTATGATCCTCCCCCCACTTTAGTCGCAAAACAGTTAAGTGTAGACTGCCAACGTCCCCCAGGGATTATGCTTTCAAGCGTATGCGAAATGTTGTGGACATTCCATACACCCGATGCAACTGTGATTTCTGACTGTACAGAGATATTAGCCCCGGCGATAATGTCAGGGTTAAAATAAGTGTCGATTAAGATTCCGTACATATTGAAAGCCGGGTATCCGATCATGCCTGTCGATGCGGAAACGAGAGGGAGAACTGGATACTTTCGAGATGCGCCCGCAGGGCATATCGCAAGTATTCCTCTGTCAATGTACATATCGAAGTTATACGCCAGCATTAAAGTCTGAGCCTGAAAAAATGCCGTATTCCCTAGATACGTGCCTTTGGGAATCGTTGTGTTTACTCCGTTATTCTCAAATTCAAAACCCATCTGTTTGGCTAACTGGCCCATTACCGTAGTGACTGTAGTGTTGCTTGCAAGGCTCAGCGGGGTTACTGGGGTAAGTTGCGCTGCCAGTGTTGCTGATGCTTGAATATCAAGAAAAACCTCTGGCATTGCTTGATAGTTTGCGTATGCTTGGTTAATGGTTCCCTGAAAGACAAGCGTAGATCGCTGACCATCTATCGCGGTCACATAAATAGTTGCCGGTGGCCCAAGTTGCGGTTGCTGCATCCATGCAAAATAAGTTAGTTGAGTCATGTCACTTTGGCTGAGGCCGAATATCCTGCACTGCATATTCCCGCCCATGAACGTGCCGCCCATGTCAATGCTTACGCTTACGCGCAACTCTGAGAATATAAGAGTGTTGGTGCCATTTGCGAAAGTCTTCCCTGCACTGAGAACAATCTTGATCTGCAACTGCTTCTGGTTCGCAAAAGAGGAACTAGGTGATCCCATAAGTCACCTCGTCCGCTGAGTCCAAAAATAGTAATACCCAGCGCGTCCCCAGGCCAGTGTAGATAGGGTCGCTCGTTCCTTGCGTATCGAAGAATAGCAACCATCCGGCGAATCCAAGGTACGCGGTAGGAACAAGCGATACCAGATTCTTGCACTGTACGGCATAGGCGATCTGCATCCCTGCCACTGATAAATCGAAAAGCATACACTGATTCTTGACGTAAACAGAAATGACGCAGTTTTGTCCGTCCAATACTATTTGAAGTTGCTGAGACGGCACGGATTGGAGATTTATCTGCTGCATCATGCACTCGGAGGCGTTATTCCTAACGCGCTCATAATCCATATCTTTACATCTTTCAATGTTTCAGACGATGGGGTTGAGGGTTGTATCTGCCCGCTGCTTTTCGTAGGTGCCGCAGCCGGTGATTGCGGCGTTGGGGTCGTATTCTTCTTTCTAGGAGTCACAGGCGAAGGAGTTGGCGTTACGCTCCCCGGCGTATTTGCATACGAAAGAGTGACCTGCTTTACCTCTTCCAGCATCACGTCAATCAAGAGCATTGTCGCTCCCTTGTTCGACATTCTCCGGTATGAATATCGTGCGATGGTGTAGCCGTCGTACTCGGCATCAGGAGTAATTACATTCCATAAGCTCGTATCTCCGCAGGCTAACTCCAGATTAGCGAGTAAGTTCCACTTATCGACCTCACTTCCGCTGAACGCCAAAGTTACTACGGGACGTGCGGGGGTCCATATCTTGTCATAACCAGCAAACGATCCTGTTTCAACAGGAAACGTGGAAACAGTAGACTGCCGAGAGTAGTCAAAGGAATAGGTTGAAAGAGTTCCCACTGTAGCAGGCGTGAAAAATGGTTTATTGTCTTTAGCCGAGAATATCCCCCATATCGGCTCCTGCGATGAAATGACTAAAGGCTGGTTTGAAGCCAAACTTATATTGATCGACGGACTCCCAGCCGATGTGCGCGGAATGGACGGCACGCCGGGATAATTTGGAACATCGGGATAGGGAATCGCGGGCATCACAGTGACCCCGAATTGGCTGGACTCACTGTTAGCCAATCCATGTTCCGGCTCATATCATTCCAGATACTCTGAGCGTCCGTCGCCTTGGTGTGGATGTCGATATGTCCAATATGGTTTGTTATGCTCCTGTCAATCGACGAAACTGACGATCCCGCTGCCGAGAAAGGACCGCGAAGCGTTGAAGATGCTGAAGGAATCCCGATAACCGGGCTAGGATTCGCGTCTCCTGATACTTTCCCCGTCTGCCATTTACTTAACATCTGCGCATCATTCAATCCGGCATAAGACTTGCTCTGTAGAAGCGCGTACATCGCGCTCCATCCCATGCCTTCATCCGGGAATACTGCAATCTTCTTTCCGCCCTGTGCGGTCACATATCCTGTTGCGCCATGGTCAACGGCGAACTTCCCGTACTCAATATCTCCGGGGTTATGGGCCTGTTGAGGGATGTTCGGACTTTCGCCCTTCGCATAGAACCCCTCAGCATTGGCAATCTTCTGTCCACGTGCGCGAGTCTCGTCAGATACTCCATTGACCTTCACCCCCAGCTCTCCCGGAAGCGTTAGATTGTTCCACGCCCACGTTAGTGCTTTCTTTACCGCACCTTCAGGAACATTGACTCCCTGAGAGCGTAGCCAGTTCTCAAAACGGTCTGTTGCCGCCTCAATCTGATCTCCAAGCCACTTGAAAGCGTCTCCGGCCTTGCGGATGTTGCTCTCAAACTGACTCCAATCGAACAGGCTGGCCCCGCCATGGCTCCATGACGAATAATCCGAAGTAAGACCCACGAACGCTGCTGCGAGGGCTGCTATGGCCGCTACAACGAGCAGGATGGGCCATGTAACTCCAATCATGGATAATGCTAGTCCAAAACACGCAAGTGATAGGGCAACCGTTGCCGCCGTCACTCCAGCAAAGAATGACAATACTGCGGTCTGGTGGGCTATGCACCAATTCAGTCCTCGCGTCAACAAATCAAACACTTTTTCAAGAATGGGTGTAACTTTTTCAAGAAGGTCATATCCAAGTTTATTGAACTGGGCGTGAAGAAGAGCAAGCTGCTCCGTCATCTCTCCGGCGCTTGCTGACTCTTTATCTGTGACAGTAAACTTGCTTGCCTTATCCAGCATTGCGAGGAATCTGCCGGGGTCTTGAAGAAGAAAGTTTGCAACATTCTCTGGCATATTAGCATGGCGGAACCAAGATAACTCCCCTACGCGATTTCCCGGTCCCATTTTCTGCGCCCATTTTGCCATATCTTTGAGCAATTCAGTTGCAGGGCGAATCTTTCCAGACGAATCGCGCAAGGCGATACCCATCTGCCCGATTACTGGAATGAGGGATGATCCCAGGCCGTTCGCAAGATTAGCGCATTCGTTTGTAAGGTATGAAATATATCCCTGCATTTCCTGCGCAGAGCCGCCCACCATCGTTGCGGCGATTCCCCACTGCGAGAGAGTTTGGACGGGTATATTCAGATTTTTAGAAAGGTAATTCAGTTGTGTATTCGTCTTTATTGCTTCCATCGTGAACTGGCGCAATGCAACAGTTCCGCCAATCAGCGCAAGGAACGCGGCCATCTTCCCGGCAAGAGAGGTAAGTTCCTCCCCTGTGCCTTTAGCCGCTTTGGATACTCCGCTAATCCCCTTACTAGCCGAGTCTCCACTTTTTTCTAGGTCTTTAAGTTTCTGGCGAACGCCGGGAGCCTTCGCATCTACATCCTTGCTATCAAGGCCCAAAGTTACGATCAAACTGTCAATAACTGTGGGCATGGCCTATTCCCTCTCGTTCGCTGAATCTACGGCGCATATTTCAAGAAGATTATGGGCATCCTCCTCGCCATAGATCGTTTGCAGTTCATGAAGCGTTGCCAATCTCCGCCCAACTATGACCCCGATGATCTTGGGGACATTCGCGTACCCGGCTTGTGCTTTAGCGCCCCCAGCGTGGTGCCGAGCGATTCCGAGAGGCCGGCGGCGAGAGAAAAATCCAGGTGAAGTTTCAGGACCTCCCACTTGAGTGTGAGCAGTGTTTTTACTTCCTCGACTTGACTCTCAAAAAGCGGGTATCCTACCTTGACCTGTGGCTTCTGGAGATTCGGAACGAACTCAACGCACTCCATCAATTCGGCGAGTAGCGGCCTGATTGCAGTAGAGGAAATGGCAAATAGTTTCTTGAGTCCGATTTCCGCCAGCGCCGCCATGCCCAACTCTAAAGCTCCGTCGGGAATCTCCACGTTAGCCGCTCCAAGAGCAAGCATCACACGGATTGCCCAATCCTCTGCTTTCGTCGCTGGCATTTCAGTGAGCAGAAAAGATTTTCCCTTGTCTCTGCCCTCCGAGTCTACCGTGTACGTCGATGTTTTGCGCATGATCTCCTTACCTCACTTACACGATGGACGGGATAATA